GGCGACCTAGGTAAACTAACCAAAGCTCGTCGTGCAGAAATTCAAGAGAAGAAAAACGCAGCTAAAGCCGCTAAATAACTTATGGCATCATACGATTATCCTTGGATTTATAACGGTGTAGCATTTGAATCCGAGGATATCGGCACTTATTATGGTTTTATCTACAGAATTACAAATAATATAAATGGTCACGATTATGTTGGCCGCAAATATTTTACCACAATCAAAAAGAGACCACCTCTAAAAGGCAAGAAAAACAAACGTCGTGAAGTTGTAGAAACAGATTGGAAGACCTACTGGGGATCTAGTCCGAGACTGCAAGCAGACATCGACACACATGGCAAAGAAAACTTTACTCGCGAAATAATTCACTTATGTGCAAGTAGGGGCGAAACAAATTATCTAGAGGCATACTATCAATTTAAAGAAAATGTGCTGTTACGAGAAGACAATTATAATGGCATTATCCAAATCAAACTTGGCAAAAATTCAGTAAAAGATTTAGTAATAAAGAAGTAAATTAGCCGCAATTGCAGTTTAAAACTGTATCTAGAGGAGATGGCGCTCGCGTAATGGCCGCGCTTGGAACGTGTAGAGTAGACTACACACTAGATGGCAAGACGTTCAATTAGGTGTAAAAACCGAATGATGTAGGCGCTGTGAAAAAGATACAACCTACGTGACTACTATAGTTGGCTAACTACGGCTATAGAGCACCCGTCATAAGAAGCTAGAGTAGGGGGTACAGGATGACCGCCTCCGTGTTATTGATTAACAATCTCTTGTAGTTAGTGTGGTTGTCGACTCGGATGAAGCGACTCATACTTTGCCTGCGGATAGGTGAAGTATGATTAGATCTGGATGAAACTAGTTAAAAGCGAATAGTTTATATCACAATAAAAACAATTCAAAACAATTCAAAACATATAAACGTTAGAATTAAAAAAAGCGTTAAGCGATAGCGCAAACGCAGATGTCGTAGACATCTTATAACAATAGAGTACTTTAAGAATAACTATGACTTAGAAGAATGGTAACTTGCTCTTCTGTGTTGTTTCGATATTATCTTTGACGATTTTATTAATGATAGTTTTTTCTGATTGACTCAACATCATTGCATCATCATAACTTAACCCACCACGCATATACCAACACATACGCAACGCATCTTCTTTTAAGGCTCTAACATCTCGTTCGTAGCTTTGTAACAATTCTACGACTGCGTCTCTATCTAATGTTAGGAGCCTTGCCCGAAAAAACTTGCGAACTCGAAGATAACATTGACCTCAAACGATTTAGTACATTCTTCATTTTCGCACTGTACGCTAACAGGTTTTAATCCGCCCTGTTTGCTGAATTCTTCCAATTTAGCTTTGACAGCTTTGATAGTTTGAGCTTGTGCGTTTTGATAAAACTCGTAAATAAATTTACTATCATGTACTATTACACCATCTTCTGTTGTTATATAATCTGTGCTGTCAGTTAAAGTGCTGATGTTAAGATCAACTAATCTCGTCATGTGTTGATCAAACAACTTACTAGCTTGTTCTGGCTGTTCTTCCATGGCAGAAATAGATCTTAATATTTGTTGTTCTTCAAATGATATTTGGCTAGCTTTATTAAAATCAAAATAGCTTTGTGGTTTAAATTTAATAGACAACCCGTCAATTACTAGGTTTTCTTTGTATGATGGAGCATGTACACTATTGAGTACAGTGGCTAGATCCAAATCATAATGATTTTCGTGATTGCAGTGAGGACAAGTAGCATCAATACCCATTTCGGCGCCATAACTTGCAATTCTAATAGCAATAATAGTTGCATCGATATCAATGCTAGGCATAGCCCAAGCATCTTTAATATTTGGGCAACAGCTTTGTATAACACTAACTACTCCTTGTCCATTAAGTAGACCGTCTGGGGTTTTTAATGTTATTTCATCCTTAGTACTCATAGGAAGAACCCCTATTTGCCCATTAATTGGCAAGTCGAGTGCGCCTTCTGCCCAATATGCGCCGCCGCTGGGTAATTTAAAATAAATTACTGGCTGTCTAAAATGTTTAGCTAACGGATTAATTGGTGTAAATGTTTGTGGCGTGTTTTGATCCATGGTTTAAATCCTATAAATAATTGATATACTGGTAATTTATTTATAGTGTAAAAAACAACGGATTTTAAAATATGGCGTTTAGTGATGACGAATTTAGACGAATGCAAGAGCACATGGAGAAGTTTGGTGCTCAAACTGAACTCTTAAGTAAACTATTTGAGCGATCAAATAAAGAAGCCAGCGAGTTTGAAAAAGAACTTAAAAAGTTAACTGCTGGCATCAAAGATGGTAGTAAATCCTATGCTGATCAACTTTCTGCACTTAAAGATCTCGATGCTGCGTTGGAAAAAATAGAAGAAACTACCAATGACACTAATAAAACACAAAAATTAGCAGAAAAAGAAGCACTGCTGAGTATGCGCAAAAAGCTACAAGCAGAAGCCGCTTATCAAGGTACTGTAGAACAATCTAGCCAAGCAATAGCCAAAACTGGTAAATCATTGGTATTGGGTGCTGGGCAGTTTGTTAGAAATTTACAAGACAATGCAAGTTCTTCACAAATTGCAACTGGACTGTTCAATGCGGGAGTAGATGCCACCGGAGCAGTATTCACTGGTGTAGGGCAGATATTTCAAACTACTGCTCCGATTGTGGCAATGATGGGGACAAAAGGAAAATTTGCTGCTCTTGGCATGGAAGTACTGGGCACTGCCCTTGAAAAAGCAACACCGGTTGTCAGTGAACTAGTCAAGTATGGATTTGAAATACTACAAAAAGAACTAGATTCAACATGGAAAACGTTTAATCAGTTAGCAAGCACTGGAGCTATGTTTGCCAATGGCATGACTGGCATGCGAAATGCTGCATTTGAATCGGGATTAACAGTAGAACAGTTTGGTAAAGTAGTAAGTGAAAATGCAGATTTTATAGCAAAATCTGGGATAGGGTATGCAGGAACAATGCAAAAACTATCGGGTGTACAAAAACAATTTGCTACAGGAACAAATAACACTAGAGAACAATTATTAAAATTGGGTTACAGCTTTGAGGATCAAGCAGGTTTAATTTTAGAAACAATGAGTGATATGCGCCGTGGCGGATTATTACAACATGCAACAAATGATCAAATAGCTGAACAAACTAAAGAATATGCAGAAAATCTGCGAGTTATATCAGCTATTACTGGTGAAGATGCTAAAAAACGTATGGCTGATGCAAGAATGGCAATGCAAAATACTGCTATTCAATCAAAACTGCTTGAGATGCAACGTACCAATCCAGAAGCATACAAAAAACTTCAAGCACAACTAGCTACAATGCCTGCAGAAATGCAAAAAATGTACTTACAAAAAATTGGGTTAGGATCAGTTGTTGACCCAGTGTCTGCTGCATTAATGGCACAGGTACCTGCATTAGATCAAGCAATGGAAGCTAACATTGCGGTATTATACGATGGATCTAAAGATGCCAAAGCCGCAACGGACGAAGCTGGAAGACAACGAGGTATATTAGCTAAAGGTTTAGAAGGCAATATGAAAGACTTGTCTATATTAGGGCAAGCACAATTGGCAAATGTAACTGGTATTGGTTCAGATATGGCATCAATGGCTGGTAGCATGTACGATCAACTTAGTGGAACTACTGAAGATACTGCAAAAGCGGCTAGAACTAGTGTTGAAGAACAGAAGATGGCTACTGATAAGTTAACTACTTCATTAGTAGGCGCAGAAGAAGAAGCACAAAAATTCAAAACAGCATTGCAAGACGATTTACTTGGATCAATTACAAAATATGCTGATGTATCGAAAAAGACATTAACTGCACTTGAATCAATGTTGACCAAGTTAGGGTTAATGGACAAGAATATATCTGAATCGAAACCTGCAAAACCAGCAACAACACCGGGACTAGAAGGCCCTGGTGCAACTCAGAGATTTCTTAAAAAGAGTACTAGTCCAGCAGCAGAAGTAAATCCAGTGAGTTTCTTGGCTGATTTAATTGCTATACCAGCAGAAGCGGCTTATAAGAAAGGTGAGCAGTGGGGAGAACAGATTGGTAATAGTATTAAAGGATGGTGGAGCGATAATGGAAATATGGTCGCCAGTGAAGCAAAGAAAGCCAATGATCTTACCAATGCTTTTGCTGATGGTGGAATAGCATCAGGACCAATTAGCGGATTTGCGGCTACATTACATGGTACTGAAGCAGTAGTTCCACTGCCAAATGGTAGAAGCATTCCTGTAGAAATAAATGATGAAATGACTAAGAGCGTAAAATCAATGGATGAGATGATACGATCAACTACAGATGGCCGAAGTCAAATAGATACAGCTAATATGATGGCTACGATGCAAGAACAAAACAATATACTTCAACAAATGTTGTCAACACTTAAATCAACACACGGTTTAACTTCTGGAATATTACAGAACACGTATTAAAAGGTTAAATACACTATCCTTAAAGAGATAATAATATGGCATGGAAAAAGTATTTTAAATCAGTAAATTCTGCAGGCATGATGAGTCCTATAGGCAGTGGTAGTACTTTGCCTGATGCAAAGTATAGCAACTATGCTAGCCAACTGCCAGAAGTGTACATTGGTCACCCAAATCGTACAGAACGCTACAACCAATATGAGCAAATGGACATGGACAGTGAAATTAATGCTGCCCTAGACATTATAGCTGAGTTCAGTACACAAACTAATATTGAAAACGGTACAGGGTTTGATTTATTCTTTAAGGAAGACCCAACAGATAACGAAGTTAACATTATTAAAGAACAACTACAGCAATGGGTTAGTCTTAATGAGTTAAACAAACGTTTATATAAGATATTCCGTAATACTATTAAGTATGGTGACCAAGTATTTTTACGTGATCCTGAAACATTTAAGTTATTTTGGACAGAAATGTTCAAAGTTACTAAAGTTATTGTTAACGAAGCAGAAGGTAAAGCACCTGAGCAATATATTATTAAAGATTTAAACATCAATTTTATGAACTTAACTGCTACAGCACTAAGTTCAAGCGATACTTTTATTAATCATCCACAAGTAGGTGGTCCAAGTGGTAGTTATACACAACCACAAACTCCGTACAGTGGTGGATCTCGTTTTAGTCATGCCAAAAACGAAGCAGTTATTGATGCTGAACACGTAGTACATATCAGTTTAACAGAAGGGTTAGATTTAAATTGGCCATTTGGTAACAGCGTGCTAGAAAGCGTGTTTAAAATCTTTAAACAAAAAGAACTATTAGAAGATGCTATTATTATCTATCGTGTGCAACGTGCTCCGGAACGTCGTATATTTAAAATTGACGTAGGCAATATGCCAACACACATGGCTATGGCTTATGTAGATCGTATTAAGAATGAAATCAGTCAACGTCGAATTCCTACACAAACAGGCGGCGGACAAAATATGATGGATGCAACATATAATCCATTGTCGACTAATGAAGATTATTTCTTCCCAGTTACAGCAGACGGCCGTGGATCTAGCATTGATGTGTTACAAGGCGGGCAAAACTTAGGCGAAATCACAGATTTGCGCTTCT